ACCACATCATCTCTGCGTTAATTGTTACTGGTTTTGCTTCGTTCATACTATCACCTTTGATTGAAATGTTGCGTTTACTTGCTGTTTTAGATCACAACTGATCTACATATATTATACCATTTTTGGTATGGTCTTGTCAAGTTATCTTAATCTCGACGGTAATTGTTTTGCTCACAGGTACTGATATTACTTTGTCTTCTACTTCTTCAGTGTACGTGTATTCTTCGCTGGACTCATAAAGCGTCTCAACCCTTACGTTAAAATAATTAGCTAGTTTAAGCATTGTACTAAACGAGGGTTCTTCCGTTACATTGTGTAGCATCCTGTTTATTGTTGGTTGAGCAATGCCTGTTCTACGCCCTAGTTCTGCTTGAGTCAGGCTGTTCGTTACCATTAAGTTGTTTAGATTATGTCTCATTGTTTTACCTTTAGTGGGTTTCTGCCCAGTTGTTTCCTACGTTGTATTCACCATCGAGAGGGCAGCGTAACTCTAGTACATCGCCTGCATCTCTGATAGCCTTTACTGCTGCTTTGCCTACAGTGTGTGCAAAGAACTCTGGTACTTCTATCTGGAACTCATCGTGTACGTTAGCTACTAACTTGTACGGTATCNTGTACGTGTCTAACGCTTGTACTAANAACACNAGTGCCTGCTTCATTACGACAGCACCAGCGCCTTGTAGCAATGTGTTTAATGCTGCGTGTTCGCTTCTCACTCGTAAGCGTCTACCGTCTAACGAGGGTAGTGTGCCGCTGCTGGCGAAGTTTGCTACACGCTTTTTAAGATTGTCTAGTGCTGGTGTATTGCGTAGGAAAGAATTGATCAGCTTCTCACCTTCCTTATAACCACCTCCAACTATCTGACCTATCTTTGCTGCGCCAGCGCCGTAAAGAAAAGCATATATGAATGTTTTCGCTTGCGGGCGTGAGTCTAAGCCTGCTGCTTTCATGTTAGCTGTGTGAATGTCACCGCTCAGTATCTCGTTGGTGTAGTTATCGTCACGCATGTAATGTGCCAGCATACGTAGCTCTAAACCACTGGCGTCTATGCCTACAAGTTTGTAGTACTCAGGTACACACCAGAACGATCCACTCTTTGCCATACGGTGCAGACACTGACGGCACTTGAGCCATGTTAGGGCTGTGATGCGTCATTCTACCTGTCACTGCACCGTTGGTAATCACTCTACCGTGAACCCTGCCGTCCTTCTGAAAGGATAACCATGAATCTATCTGTGCGGTGCGCTTCTGAAGCATTAGGTACTCGTAGATCATCTTAGCTTCTGGTATGTCGATACCTTCCAAGACCTTCTCGTTGACAATGATAGCGCCCTTGTCTGTCTTCTTCTTAAACTTAACACCTACGCTTTGTAGCCTCTCAGCTATTTGCTTACGAGATCCTACGTTAAACTCTGTTACCTTATCCTTCAGGCGCTTCGCTGTCTTCTCGCTCCAACGCTCCTCCACTATCGGTGGAAACACTTTCTGTAGGTCTGCTGTTATCTGTAGCATCTTCCAGTTCAGTTCTACCCAGAGCGAGCTGGCTTGTTCTACGTTGAGCATGAAGCCGTTGCGTTCCTGCTGCGCCATAATGATGAACACCTGCTCTTCTAAATCTACGCATTGCTGGCTGAATCCTTCGTCTTTAAAACATTTGTTTAAGTGTTTGTAAAGTCTGGTGGTAAGTGCTACGTCTTGTCTGCAATACACTACCATCTCGTCTGACAGTCCACCGTCATAGTCGCTAAAGTCTATCTTCTGGTCACCGAAACGCTCACCCCACGAAGCTAAACTGTGTCCACCCTCTAGTGACGGGTTCCACAGCCTGCTGCGTGCTAGTGTGTCTTTGAGCTTACTAGGGTCAATAGTCAATCCCCACTGCTTCTCTAACACTGGTGCGTCAAAGCCTATAATATTGTGACCAATAACGCCAATCGAGTCACGCAATACAGGCTCTAGAGTCTCAGCACTGTAGTGTTCTAGCATCTCGCCAGTGTCTACGTCCTGAGTCACTGCCACCCAGATTGTGTCGTGCTTAGTGTTTGTTTCTATATCTAGTGTAATCTCCATAATACTGACTCGCTTTAGGTTCTTTGTTGCTGTGTCTGTCGTAAGGGTTTGTGTGTCTTACCTGAGCTTTACGCTCTTGTAGGTCAACTACCCAGCTTCCAATCTTGCTCATATTCTTGGCTCTCCAATATGTTATCTGATTCCGACCGTAAGTCTTCTCTGTCGATTGTGTTTATTTCATTGTCGGTGTAAAAGTAGCAACCATTGCACATATCTAAGTAGTCGCCACTCTGTACTGACTTTCTAGTAGACTCAAAATCCGTTAATGCCTTATTACACGCTAAACATCTCATTACAGGGCTTCCTCTCTGATTTCGTTCATTCTACCAGTGTTAGCGTCGAATAACAACCCACCCGCTTTGCCTGTAGTGCCACAGAAACGATTCTTTAGCACTCTCACGTTGGTGGTGTTACGCTCTATAGGGTCATCAGCCTGTCCATTGCGCTCTAGTCCTATCACCATGTCTGATAACTGTGCGATAGATGCAGAGCCTCTGAGCTGCGACAGTGAGCTGGCTGCGCCTTCTTCGTGACCTTTGCCGTCTGGTCGCTTTAGATGGCTAACCATAAACAGTGTTATACCTGTCTCTTGAACCAGCATACGCAGCTTAGTGCAGATTTCGTCCAGTGCTTTACGTTCATCACCGTTACTCTGAGCTGACACAACAATAGAAACGTGGTCTAAGAAGATGTACTTGGTGTCTAACGCCTTAGCCATGTAGCGACAGCGGGCAATGATGTTATCAACACTGGTGCTACCGAAGTGGTCAAAAAGAAACATTCTCTGAGTGCCCATAGTGTTCTCGAAGGCTTCCCAGCGTTCTTCTTCAGTGCTTTCTGTGTCTGGAAGGTGTAGCGGCTTATTAGCGGCTAACGACATAAGCGACAACGCTGTCTTTCTGGCGTTCTCTTCTAGGAATAGCAGGCCAATGTTCTCTTCTGAGTTCTTTAGGATGTGCCACACTATCTCACGTACAAACTGAGACTTACCCAGACCAGAACCTGCTGTGATTGTCACCAGCTCTGCCTCTCTAATGCCGTATGTTAGCTTGTTAAGGCTAGCCCACGGGTACATAACTGCTGACTTCTCTAATGGCTTGTTCACCTCTTCCCAAAGTGCTGCACCGTTAATGATTCCATCGGGTACAAACTTCTCTGCCGCCCAGAATGCTGCGGTGAAGTCTTTAATGTTGTTATCCATCAGGTAATCGTTAGCATCTTTGTACTGTGGCGGGTGCTTCATTACTGCTGACTTACCACCAAACAGCTCTGCTACCTCTCTGGCTGCTTTCTGGCCCACATCGTCGCTATCAAAGCATACGACAATAGCGTCGAAGGTGTCTAACCACTCGTAAGCCGCCTTACAGTCCTTTAGAGCTGCACTAGCGCCGTTACGTACACTGACACAAGGGTATTTACTGCCCTGCATCTGGTAGCCTGCTGCGGCATCGTACTCACCTTCAAAGATAGTGACGTACTTACCACCGCCAGTGAACAATTGCTGTCCAAATAGCTGCGCTTCCTTCCACTCTCCTACTGTAGAAAACTGCTTGTCTGGTAACCTGACCTTGGCGGCTATAGGTATTGTCGCACTGTCTGGGCCATAGTAACTAAAATACGTCTTCTCTGGTGTGTCTAGGATGCCGTATGCCTTAGCTGTGGCTGTTGTAAGCCCTCTAGTGGGTATAGACTCGTAACGCCTAGTAGTTAGCATGTTCTCTATAGCAGTAAAGCTAGGCTTTGCTGTTGGCTCGTAATTCTGTGGAACCTCGATAGAGAAGCTGTCACTGTCTGGTTTCGTGTAAGCCGCACAGGAGTGGCAGAAGGAACTACCGTTGTCGTTTAACTGTAAAGCATCTGAGCTGCTACAGTCTGGGCATGGTTGGTGTATTTTACTCATTCTTCTATCTCCTCATAAGCTCTACCGAACGATATTACCATTAACGGTAACAGTAGGATAGTACCTTGAAATGGTCTTACTATCAACTCTTCTGTGAAAGTGTTATACAGGTATATAGGCCTAGAATCAACAAACTCTAGATCGAAGCCAACGCCATTGCGTAACTCGATACTGAAGCTCCTATTGAAAATCTCTTTGTAATACATTATTTATCCTCTCTAGTACGTGTAAAAATCATATCGTACTCGTTACTCTCGTGTATGAAGTCCACAATCTTACCTGAACTGATCTGATAAAACAATGCTGCCTGAGTAACATCGAAAGTGCCGTTGGCGACATCATGCGCTGCTTTCATCACTGCTTGCACCTCTGGCGATAACTCCCCTCCATTAACCATATATTCTCTAAACATTAATTAAGCTCCTATTAAGCCATTTTGCAGATATTTTGGCGCTCTCTGTCTCCAGTAGCGGCCATATTATAGCTCTCTCTGAAGGTCTAATCTCTGCATCGGTAAAGCTCTCTTTGTAGTGCATACGCCCGTGTAGCGTGCTATGTGGAACCCCAGATATAATAGCTAACTCTTTTAAGCTGTAGCGGTGACCTTCTAACAATCGTTTATGTGTTGATTTGTTAGCGTATGTTTTAATCTTATGCATTGTTTTGGTTTCCGTAGTTTATTTTAGTCTAAAAATAGTGTATAAATGACTATATAGTGTTTCAGCGCTACTTTAAAGCCCTTTCTTACAATCATTATTTGTTATCTTCTAACGTCTCTCGCGCTCTAGCGTCTTTAAAGTCTTTCTCTAACGCTCTCTGTAGGTGATAGTNNATAAAGTCGTGCAGAGACTCTATAGTCTCCATATCGTCGCTATCAGGTGTAAACATGTTCACCTTCTCCAAATAGTTTGCATTGGTGACTATGTCCCGCAATAGCATATAAAATTGTTCTTTGTTCTCTTTTAAAGCGTGTAGGGTCGCTGTATACTGTCTGTCGCTTGGTTCTGGTGTTAAGTGCTCGTCGCCGTGGACGTTATCGAATCTTCCGCTTGTATAATTCATAGCTCTCTCTCTCTATTGGTTTAAAAATGCAATCCTACAGCTTGTCAATATGGAATGCAACACTCTCTGAAAATAATTGTTCTCTCTCTCGCTAGTGCCTCTACTACGGGAAACAGGTTGCCAATAATGGCCGTTAAAGCGACAGAATGGCCGTATAACCCCAGTAATGGCCGTTAAAGCGTCATAATGGCCGTATAAGCGACTTTATAGGCAAATATAACCTAGGGTATGGGTAAGGTTAAAACAGCCTTAAATCGCCTTATATTATATAGCAGGCAAAAAAATACCCAGTGTTAAAGCTGGGTAAAAGGGGGAGTGCTACGGGGGAATTCTATTTGGTGCGCTCAATTGCTGGATAGTCGCGGCGCAATCGCGCCCACTCATAATAATATTTGCTTTTTTTCAAATTGTCTTGATGCTGTGCCTCTCTTATAAGCTGTAGCCTTGTTGTATTAGCGCATGTAATCATTATTTAACCCCATCTATATATTGCTGGTGCGCGTCTCTGCCTATGCCTATCAGGGTGCGTGTATGTTCCACGTCTAAACCGTGGTGTTCTGCCATGGTTTCCACTGTAAAATAGTTATTAACCCAATCTAGATAGAATTCTATCAGTTGCTTATTCATTACTTCACCTCCTTAATTAATCCGTTGGCCATTGTCACTTCCGCAAAGAACTCGCGACCTTTACCTGTAATGTGAGGTCTGTTAGCGCCTACCATAGCGCCATCGCGCACATATTCAGCCCCGAACATACTTGTTTCTATGAAATCCAACTGTTGGCCAATATGTTCTTTCAGTTCTTTTTTGCTCTTATAGTTAAATACTATCATGATCTATTGCCCCATTAAAATTGTTTTAAGTTGCTTTACAGTCTTACCAGTTATTACTGATAACTCTGCTAGTGTGATATTGCTGCTATCAAAGTAAGCCTTTATGTCGTCAT